GCAATGACTTGAACATCTGGTTATATCAGACAGCAAGAACAGTCATATCGTTTGGCCATTGTGGTGTTTTAGTAGATGCACCAAAGGAAGGCGAGAAAGCAAGGCCATACTGGGTGACATATAAGCCATCAGATATTTTAGGCTGGAGGACTGAAATCATAGATGGTGCAAGAGAACTCACACAGGTGCGTCTATTGGAAAAGGTTGTTGAGCCAGATGGGGCTTATGGTGAGAAGAATATTACACAGGTCAGAGTGTTAGAACGTGGAAGATATGAGATCCATAGGAAAGATGACAAGAAGGGCGAATATAAATTGTTTGAAGAGGGTGAAATGAGCCTTAAAGACAAGATTCCTTTTGCTGTTGCCTATTCCAACAGAGTTGGATTCTATGAAAGTCGCAGTCCTTTGTATGACATTGCAGAACTAAATCTCAAGCATTATCAGATCCAGTCTGACTTGGACAACATATTGCATATCAGTTCTGTGCCATTACTTGCAGTCTTTGGCTATCCAAACGCAGATGAGATAACAACTGGCCCTAGTGAGGCACTATCATTGCCACCTGAGTCACGCATGGAATATATCAGCCCATCTGGTGATAGCTATGACAGTCAGTTCAAAAGGCTTGATGATATTAAAGAGCAGATCAATACATTATCACTGGCCGCAGTTCTTGGGCAGAAGTTAGTAGGAGAGACAGCAGAGGCCAAGAGGATAGATAGATCGCAGAATGACAGCACAATGATGGTTGTTGCCCAGCAGATGCAAGACTTGATTGATAACTGCCTCAAGTTTCATAGCGAATATCTCAACGAACCTAACGCTGGAAGCAGCTTTGTGAACAGAGACTTTGTTTCAACCAGATTAGAGCCACAGGAGATCCAGTCACTTCTTGCATTATTTACCTCTGGCACTATCAGTCAGGAGACATTATTGAATCAACTTTCTGCTGGAGAGATTCTTGGTGATGACTTTGACGTTGAAGATGAAATTGAAACAACACAGAACGGAGGATTGACGGAGAGAGAAGAACCACCAGCCCCAGCGGAGGAACCAGCGGACACAGAGGACGAATGATAAATGTCCACACCAGAGATTTTCTATAGAGAAATCATTGATCTGAATAGATATTCATACGCTGTTGCAGAAAAATATGTTATTACTTACAACGAAATAATCCTCAATGCAGCAAAGCAATTAAGGTCTATAGATCAAAGACAAGTTGCAGAGATAGCAAGAGGCGGCACAAGAATAATTGCACCTGTTACCAGAAAAAGACTTAGAGCCATAATTAAACAATCAAGTGATAGCTTAAACACATGGTGGGCTAGATCAGCCCTTGATATGAAAGATGAGTTGCAGGGAGTGGTGGAACTTCAGAGAGATTTTGTTGTCAATGAACTCAAAAACATTACAGCATCTGGTGATGTTCCTATCAACAGTGTTGCTATCAGTAAGGATTACGCAGATTCAGTAATAATGACTGATCCATCAAAGGTCAATATATTTACCAGTCAAAAGTTTACAGAAGATGATTTTGTTAAATTTGGATCTGGCAAATTTAGCCTTACATCTTTGCAGGGAGCAACAATAAAGCTCCCAAATGGGCAAACAGTACAGAAAGCATTTAGGGGTATAGCTGAATCCTCAGCAGAAAGACTAGATTTGGCAGTCAGGTCAGGAGTCTTTGCTGGTGAGACATTACAACAGATCAGTAGGAGATTAGTTGGCAGACTTGATTTTGATGACTTGCAGAAAGCTAGTGTCAGACAGATGGCTCAGGCTGGTGGTGAATTAACAAAGCTGGCTAATCATCAGATTCAGACTATTGTTAGAACATCAGTTAATCAGGTAACAAATCAAGCATCACAGGCTGTTTATGCAGCAAATAAAAAGGTTGCCCCAAAATATGAATATGTTGCAACACTGGACTCTAGAACAAGTGCTATTTGTCAGCGACTTGATGGACAAACATTTGACTACAATAATGGCCCGACACCACCGCAACACTTTAATTGTCGATCTACTACTGTCCCTGTTGTGGACTTTGATGGTTTACAAAAGAAATATCCTAGCCTTGAAAAGCCGCCAACAACACAATTTGACACCAGACCATCAGCTACAGGCAGAGTTCCGCAAGGGACAGCATACGGAGACTGGCTACTAAATCAGGACAAAGAGTTACAAATCAAGACTCTTGGTAATCAAGGCAAAGTAAATTATTTCAAAAGATTAGCTGGAAAGGAAGGATCTGGACAGAAGGCTTTGAGAAAAATGATCCGCAATGACGGAACAAAGCGTAGTCTGAAGGATTTGGAAAGGTTGTATGGCAAGCCTAGTTCAATCAAACCAGCTGTTCAAGCTGTCAGTGCCGTAGCTCCACCAGTAACAGAACCTGTTGGATTTGAAAGAAGGCTAATTGATTCAAGTCCAGAGCAATTAAGAAAAGATGGTAAGGCTTTGATGAACGAAGTAGGCGGTCTTGATGTAGCTAAACTTAAAAAATTAAAAGAGGAACTAAGAGTAGCTGCCGCTAATACAAGCACAAATTTAAAACCAGAATTACAAGACGGATTGATTGCAAAGTTTGAAAAAGCTAAAAATGCGTATCTCAAATACAATGATGATTTTTCAAAAAATTTAGAAAAATTAAGAATAAAAATGCTTGAGACAAGTTTGACAGATACACAGGTATCTAGACTCGTAAACAATGTGAATATATCAGAAACTTTTAATGCGGTTCAAAAAGGACAAATTCAAGATTATTTTAGTGAATACGTCAAAATGTTTAATGGTGCTGGATTTGTTGAGTCGGCAAATGGTGTTCCAGCCGTAAAATCTATTGGAAAGGCAAAAAGAGCCTCTTGTGCTTTTTATAAGGGGACATTTACAACAAGCACAGATTTTAGGGGTCGGATAAGTAAACGCACCACTTTCCATGAAATAACTCATGTTGTTGAAGTGCAAAATCCAAAACTAAACACTTACACAAATAAATGGAAATTTGACAAAGCTTTTGGTGATGTAGGTGCAAAGAAAATTGCAGATAAAAAAATATTAGAGGAGTATTTATACAAACCTACCGCAAGACCAAACAAAGCAATGACTACACAGCTAGAAAAACCTGTATATCAACTGAAAAGTATTACTGATATAAATTATCGAAAAGAAGAACTTGCTTTTGTAAACGATTATAAAAACGCATACATGGGAAAAGTTTATGATATGTATGACTATTCAAAGTATGGAGATTTCAAAAACAAAATTAATCCATCAGAAGTTTTAACAATGTCTGTAGAGACTTTTGCAGATGCCTCAAGTATGCAAACACTTATACTCAAACACCCCGATCTGTTTGAGTTAGTTGTTGGTATGTCTAGGGCAGGGAATCTCTAGGGTCAGGATAACTTTCTAAATCTTTGACAGCTTGCAATCTTGATTTTTCTGGTATCTTTACATTTGAAAAACCAACTGATTCAATAGCTGCTGATATAACGTCTGCAATATCACAGTTTTTTGGGTCAAAGGTATGACCATGAACTCCAAATAATCCATCTTTTACATCTATATTCCAGAAGTCAACAGCATCTTTTGAGCCTACAGCTTTCGCTGTTTGTTTAGAATGTTCAATCTCAATATCCCCTAGTGGGGTGGTGATAGTTATAGTAAGCATAGTTGTAGTTTAGTTATGCCACTTAAAAAAGGCAAATCACAGAAGTCTATCTCTGCCAATATCAGGCTTTTGATGAGAGAAGGCCGCACTTTAAAGCAAGCACAGGCTATAGCACTATCTACCGCTGGCAAAAAAAAGACAGCTAAAAAACGCAAAAGGAAGTAATATAAAGTCAGCTACTTTTATTATCATGCCTAGAGGTGCTGGATATGGCTCAATGAAGCCAAAAGGAACAAAGAAAAAAAAGAAAGGAGGTAAAAAGTAATGGGTTATCAATTTACAAAGCAAGGTGAAGAGCCAAAGAAACAACCAAAAAAGAAAACTAAAAAGTGAGAAGATTCCGCAAAGTTGCAAAAGATAAAAAGACTGGCGTTGCTAAGAAATATCTCAGCGGGGCCAAAAATAAAAGTGCAAAAGCGGCTGAAATCAAACGCACAGCAGAGGCGTACAAAAGAGGAGAGTTTATTGATATAAAAGCAGTATCAAAATCACGCACAAAACAAGATGGCTCCAAAAAGAAAACCACTGTCCGCCGCCGTAGAAAAAAGTCTAAGAGCTAAGGCAGAAAAATCCAGATTTACATATCGTCAACTTGCAGCCGTTTATAGGCGTGGGCAAGGTGCTTACTTGTCTAGTGGATCTAGAAATGTTCCTATGGGTGCGTGGGCTATGGGAAGGGTTAATAGTTTTATCTCTGGAAAGGGTGGAGCAAGAAAAGCAGATGCTGATTTGTTGAGGAAAAAGAAGTGAGATTGACTACCAGACAAAAGAATACACTTGCAAAGCACCAAAAGGCTCATGGTCACACAAAGGCTCATATGGAATATATGAAACGCAAGATGAGAGAAGGGGTTTCATTTACTGAAGCGCACAATATGGCAATGAAGAGGAAAGGTAAATGAGTGACCCAAGACTTAAAAGATTTGGATTGTCTGGTTTCAACAAACCAAAGAGAACCCCATCACACCCAACAAAGAGTCATGTTGTTTTGGCAAAAGAAGGCGATAAGGTTAAGCTCATCAGGTTTGGTATGCAGGGAGCAGCTACAAAACCGCCAAGAAAGGGCGAATCAGAGGCAGATAAGGCAAAACGCAAGAGTTTTAAGGCTAGACACGCAAAAAATATTGCAAAAGGCAAAATGTCAGCAGCTTTTTGGGCAGACAAGACAAAGTGGAGCTAATATTGTGAATAATTGTAAATTTTTTATTTATGGCAGACGAAGTAATCAAGCCTGATAACTCAGCTGAAATGGCTGCATTGAAGGCAGAAGTTGAAAGACTAAGAAAGTCTAATAGTGAAATATTAGATGATTACAAGAAAGCTAAGGAAGCTGCAAAGGCTGTTCCTCAAGATGTAGATGTAAATGCTTTGATTGCTTTTAAGCAGAAAAAAGAACAGGAAGAGCTTGAGGCTAAAGGCAGATATGAGGAAGCTACAGAAAAACTAGCAACTCAGTACAGGGAGGCAGAGCAACGTCAAAAGGAAAAGATTGAGCAGTTATTAGCTGAGAAGAGACAGCTTGAAGTTGAAGCTCCAGCAGTAACAGCACTTGCTGATGTTGTACACGACCCTCAATATGTATTGAGTCGTATAAGCAAGGAACAGCTTGCTAGGGAAGCAGACGGCACAGTTGTAGTTGTTGATGGCTATAACAGAACACCAGTTAAAGAATGGGCCATGTCTCAAATGCCTCAATGGGTGCAAAAGAATCCAAGACCTCAAGGCGGTGGAGCTACCACAACAAAGGTACAGACTGAGTTTGTTGCAACAGATAAAAACCCATTTGCAAAGGAGTCATTCAATCTTACAGAGCAAGCTAGGTTATATAGAACAGATATTAATAAATATAATATGCTCAAAAACGCAGTTACAGGTTAGTATATAGACAACGTGGTTGTGCCATGTCAG